GCGCGGCACGTGAATTCGAACTGATCACCATCTGGCCCTACGATGACGACACCCAGCTGCCGGGCGGCAAGCTGGTGCCGCGAGCAGGCGACACCTATATCCTGTGGAACATCCGTATGCCGGATGAGTATTACCGGCTGGCCGAAGAGGAGTTTGCGGCTGCGGTGGACGAGTACAACAAGGAGCACTGGCTGGACATTGCCGCCTACAAGGCCCCGACAGACCATGTATATATGGAGGAACACGGTATTGACCTGTTTGTGGGCAGGCGGGTAAGACTGGAGAGTGTCAAGTATTTCCCGGAAACAGGCTATCGGCAGAGTCGTATCACGAAAATCACCCGCAAGGTGAACGAGCCCGGGCAGATGGATATTGAGATAAGCGACGCGCTTCAGGTGGGCAAGTTTGACAAGGTGACGGACAGCATCGGTGCGCTGAAGAGCTATACGAAATCAAAAACGGAGGGAGGCGCCCTTCCGGACATTATCCGTAGCTGGGACAGGACACTGCCGACGGACAACAACCTGTTTTCCGCAAGGAGGAGCCAGAAGGAGTTCCTGAACAAACACAAGCCGGACACGGCGACGGAACTCCAGGGCTTCCTTAAAGGTGTGACTTTCGGGGAATACTCCTCAGGCAAGAAAGGCGGTAGCGTGGACGGTGAGGGCAATGCCGAATACCTGACCGCCGTTATACGCGAACTGCTGCGCAGCATGGAGTTCGTGGACGGACTTACAGGCGAAGGTTGGCAGATATGGATAGACCAGCTGACGGGACTGACGAACCTGACCGTGGACAAGGTTACTGCCCGGCAGAGCCTGGTGGCTCTGGAGCTGCTGATACAGCAGATCCGCAGCGTGTGCGGTCAGATTGTTGTGTCGGCCGCGAACGGAAAGATAAAGGACGTGGTGAAGCAGGGCGACAACTACCGCATCCTGTTCGAGCAGGAAAGCGGTTTTGTGGCCCATGACCTGATGCGTTGTGCCGTTACGGGCGGAACGAAGCGGAAAGCCTACTGGGTTGAAGTGGGCTCGGTGGTGGCCGGGGGTGTGCTGGTTCCGGTGAGCGAATTCGGTGGTGTGAAACCTGAGGCGGGCGACGAGTGCGTACTGATGGGTAATACTGAAAACCCGCTGCGTCAGAACCTTATCTCCATCGCGGCCACCGAGGACGGCCAGCCCCGTATCGACATCCTGGACGGTGTGAAGGCCAAGAACTTCAATGGTTGCCTTCGCTGCCGGCTGGGCAAGCTGGACGGCATTAAGAGCAGCGCATTTCCGGCAGACAACCAGCCGAAGGGAAACGGCCTGTATGGCGACAACGTGTGGCTGAAGGGCACGTTCGTACTGATGACGGGCGAGGATATCCTGACGCGGTTTGAAATAACCGAGGGAAAAATACATTCTGCGGTGGAAGGCTTGCGGCAGGAGATACGTGAGGAGCAAAGTTATTTCGATAACACTTCTTTCGCTGACGGCATGGAGAAATGGAAGACCGGGAGCAAGGTGACGCTGTTCACCCTGGGTGGAAAATGGGTCTGGGCGAACGGCGGCCCGTTGGGTACGAAGCCGGAGGGCCATGCCGAGATACGCACGGACGGGAAAGTTCCCTACGCCTATATCCGGAACGGCTACATCATGCAAAAGCTGGAGGACTTCCGTCTGGTGCCGGAATACCGGCAGACGAACAGCGCCGGGGAGCGTGTCCCCGGTGTGGTGTATCTTTCGTTCAGCTACCGGGTCATCAAGGCGGGCCGCCTGAAGATAGAGTTTGTCGGTGCCGACAAGACCGGTTTTGAGAACTTCAACATGTTCGGGCATGAGGAGGACCTACCCGTGGGCGGAGAGAAGATGTTCACGCTGGATGGCCTTTGGAACGGTACGGGCGACTTCAAACTTTCGTTTACGGGCATCATCTACGTGTCGCTGCTGGTGTTCTCCACCAACAAGGCGGACGCTTTGAGCTACAAGTACCGCACGCTGTTCGAGCAGAGCGAGCGTCTGGTGAAGATTTCGGCCGCCGTGTTCGACAAGGACGGTGAGGCGCTGAAAGAGACCGGGCTGGTGATCAGGCCGGAGGGCTCCGGCCTGTACGCGCAGGACAGCACCGGCAAGGTGGCCCTTATCGGTGTGAGCGTGGAAGGGACCGGGGCGGACGGTGGGAGCGTCAGCAAGATAAAGCTTACCGGTGACGAGATTATACTGGAGGGGTCGGTCACCGCCAACGGATATTTCAAAATACTCAAGGATGGAAGCATCGAAACCCGGAATGCCAAGGTTTACGGAACCATATATGCCGATGACGGGAAGATCGGTGGCTTTACACTTGACGACGGGCGGTTGTACTGGAAAGCCGGTGACTATTTCGGCAATGATTCGCGCAGCCTGAAACTCGGCGTGTCGCAGTCAGATATGGAAGGCATCGTGGATGTGGCTTTCAACGCTGCCACCCAGGGGCGGTTCGGGGTGAAGGCCGTCGGTTCCAATATGGGCGGTGCCGCCATCTATGCCTCCAGCAAATCGGATGGGCTGACCTATCCGATAAGTGCCAACACCTATGCCGGATATTTTGACGGCGGCGTCCATGTGAACGGTGCCGTGTACAGTAATGATATGCTTTCGAACAATTACGGCACGGGCTGGACGCTTGGCAGTGACGGTACTTACACATACAGGAAAGGGGTGAGCGGAAATTTTAGATGGACTATAAAAGGTGAATTCGGCATGTCCACGAACTACAATCTTGAGGTGGTTAACGGCATTGTAGTGGGCATGACACACATATAACAAATTCGGTTGAGATATGAAAGTGAATTTTTATGACAGTTTCAAGGATTTTGACGGCCTGCCGTTGCAGATCAATGGTGAGATGCAAATTGTCGGCCGTATTGTAGCGCAATGCCTGTTCAACGGAACGGGGATCCGCCCGAGTGGCAACCAGCAGACGGATGCCGACAAGAAATTACGGGCATACCGCCTGTGCATACAGATAATGGATGCCGACGGGGAAATTGATATAACGGCGGAAGACGCGGTATTGATAAAGGAAGCGGTTTCCGGGCTTACCCCGGGGTGCTATTCACAAGTTGTAAAACTGATAGAGGGATAGGCTTATGGCAGAAATGACACAGGAAGAACTGGTCCAGGAAGTGCTGGACCGTGTACTCCAATCTTCTACCGGTGTGGAGGATCTGGAGACTGTCACCTCGCTGGGCGGTGTGAAATCACTGCCCGGTGAGAAGGACGGCAAGATGGTGAACGTACCCCTGGAACTGATTGGGAAACCTGCGAGCGATGCCGCCGCCCGTGCCGAGGCTGCCGCCAAGAAAGCGGAAGGGGCCGTAGCCGGACTGGAGGAAAAGACGCAGGCCGCCACGGAAGCCGCAACCAAGGCCAACGAAGCGGCAACCAAGGCGGAAAATGCCGCAGTCAAGGTGGAACAGACTACGACAGCAGCTGTCGGCGGGGCTACTGCACGCTTTTCCTCATGGCTGGAAACAGGAAACGTTTTACCTGACAAGGGTATCAAGCCGGGCGGCAGCGTGGTGTATGTGGCGGATGCCGGGAAGTTCGCCTATTATATGGACTCCACCCTTTACGGGGACTGGGATGTAGCGGGTGTACCCCCTGCCGGCATGTTCATGGATGCGGAACGGACAGCCATATTGCCGGACAAGCTTTACCTGCTTGGCGATGCCGTATATACCGGAACGGGAGGCGTTCTGAAACTGCTGGCCTATCGCCATGAGGTGATGAGCGAGGAAGCTTACGAAGCACTACAGGACAAGGATGCGAATACGCTGTATCTGATTTATGAGGAGGATTGACGATGATAACCATAGGCGGTAAGGAAATAACGGCTGTGTATGTGGGGAAACGTTCCCTGTCAGCCGTCTATGCCGGAGCGAGGCTAGTGTGGTCTGCCATAAGCAGCTGCTTCGGCAGCGGGTTCTGGAGAGGCGACAAGCCGTGGAGCCGGACCGACGGGTGGCGAAGAAACAAATGAATAATGACTAAAGCGATATATTATGGCAAAGAAGGTATATGACCAGGACGGGCTGGACATGCAGCATACGGACTGGAGCGGTGACGCCGCAACCGGCGGGCTGCCCGTAAGCGGCCGCCTGGTGGAAAACTATGTGAAGAGCATTGACGAGAAAGCCACGCCTACCGAGGAACTGGTGAGCGGGGAAACGAAAGCCCCTACATCCGGAACGGTATTCGATGCGATGGTTGGCACGGTGACGGACGTGGATGTGCAGGACAGCGAGGACGGCACCCAGTACGTGATGACCGTGAAACAGAAGGATAACAAGGGCGGCGAAAGTTCGAAGGAAGTCCGCTTTTCAAAGTACACCGACGACGACAAGGTAGTGGTGAACATTGACCTGACTGACAGCGGCGGTGCGGGGCTTCCCTCCTCACAGTACCTGGCACTCGGTACCGGTTTCGTGGTAAAATATGCGGTAAGCGTCGGTACTGCCGGTGGCGCGGAGGTTGACGGTTACAGCGACCTGAAGGCGAAGGTGGTTGTTAAACGCGGCTCCACGGTGATTACCGAATTCCAGGATGCGGAGTTTGCGGGTGTTACCGCCGGGCAGGGTTATACCTTTGACGCATCGCCTTACCTGAAGGATGCCACGACCTATACGGTGCAGGTTGAAGCGCAGTGTACCTACCAGGGCGGCACGCTGATGAAAACCGCCACAGCCCGGGTAACAATGGTGGCTATGGAATTAAGTACCACTTATTCGGTGGGGAACGGACTGGCTGACGGGGGATATAAAAATGATGTGAACATTCCATTCACAGCCAAGGGTACGAGCGGCGAAAAGAACATCTATTACCGTATCAACGGCGGGCAGCCCTATACCCTCGGCCTTTCGGCCGGCAGCGGTGTGCAGCAGAAGAACGTGACCGTTCCCCTGTCACAGATGCAGGACGGAACGAACGTGGTGGAAGCCTATGCCCTGCACGAGAACTCCGGTGTGACAAGCGAGGTCCATTACCTGACCCTGCTGAAGGCCGGCGGCGGTGTGACGGCCTATGCCGGCATGATGTTCAGCCACCGGGCTTCCGGATTCCAGCGCGACTGGAAACATCCGGAGCTGGAGGCCGAGCAGTTCACTGCCTGGAACTTCACGTATGCCGGCTATGAGCGTGATGCGTACACGGCACGTGTGAAGGTGACGAATGGGGACAGCGTTGTGAAAGAGGACCTGCTCCAACGCGGTGAGACCGGCAGCTACGGACGTACGAACGTGAACGTGGAACCGCTGGACTACCGTGTGTCGTGCGGCGATGCCGTGCTTGAGGTGAAGGTGAACACCACATCGCACCCCGACATTGAAGCCACCCTGGCCCCGGATGCCGTGTGCACGTTCGATGCCTTCGGGCGAAGCAACACGGAAAACAACCCGGCAAGCTGGGTGAGCGGTGACAAGCGCATGGAGTTCCGGGACGTGCTGTGGAGCGTGAACGAATACGGTGCCGGCAGCGGCTGGCACAAGGACCGCCTGCTGCTGGCCGGCGGTGCAGGTATGACCTTGACGGCTGACGGCGGTTATCGTCCCTTCAACGAGGCGGAGAAGCCCGAAGGGTTTGCCATACGCGATGTGGGCATGACGCTGGAGATAGAATACAGCACGGCCAACGTGACGGACACGGATGCCGAGCTGATCACCTGTCTGGGACAGCTGGACAACGGGAACCGGTACGGGCTGATTGTGACTCCGGAAGAGGCCAAGTTCCTGACCGGTGTGGTGACCGAGGCGGTGGATGCCGGGCAGGTGCTGCGTTACGAGGATTCGGTGGGTACGAAGTTCCAGCCCGGTACGAATATCCGTATCACGTATGTGTTCTACCCGAATGTTGAGACCAACGAGCAGCGGACACTGATCGGTTTCTATGTGAACGGTGAAGAGTCCGCCGCCTCGAAGTGGCTGGACAAGGTGAACTTCGACATCCGGAGCCAGCTGGAGTTCAAATCGGCAGGTGCCGACCTGAACGTGAAGAGCGTGCGCATCTATAACAAGGCGCTGACCTCGGACGAGGTACTGAACAACTACATCGTGGACCGCAACCACCTGGAGGATGCCGACGGGGAACCGGGCGTGCGCTCGCTGGATGAGGACAACCGCGTGCTGAACGAAGGAGACACGGTGAGCATGGAGAAGCTGATGGGGCTGATGAAGAAGCGCCGGAACTCGATCCTGGTACTGATAGGCACGGGCAGCG